CAATGAACTACCAATCATTACAACTAGCAGTACAAATTTAGGACTAAAAACAGGAGCATTTTCTTTTCCATACACTGTTTCAGACCAAGAAAGCAACAAATTGACTGTTGTTGAAAAAATAAATGGAGTGCAGAAAAAGAGTTTCACTGCAACATCTGGAAGTACATACACATTTCAAGTGACACAACAGGAATTTATTTGTATATTAAATGGTACAAGTACACTTTCTATTACAGTAACAGATACCGATGGTGGTGTCACAACAAAAAACATTACATTTCAAAAGCAGGAAAATGAGATTGCTTTTACATTAAAGACACCTTTTGAAACAGATGCAGAAGCAAGTGTAGGAATTATGAATGTCATTAGAAAAATACCAGAAAATGCTAGTTTTTTGGTAGAGGCTTGTAATAATGCCTATGATACAAACCCTACTTGGGAAGATGTGACACGATTTGTGAGAGAAGGTAGAAATTTCATATTGCTGAATAAACAGAAAACTGCTTCAAAATGGGGATTTTCTTTTAGAGTAACCGTAAGAAGAAATACAGCAACAGGTGAAATTTATATTAGTTCAGTGGGAGGAAACTTTAAATGATAACAAGAAAAGTAGATAGTATTTTAAAGGCTAGAGAAAAAGATAGAAAACAACAGCAAGTAGAAAATGCGGCGGAAATGTTGTTACAAATGGAAGAACAAGCACAGCAAGAAAGACAAATGTTAGCACAACAGTTGTCAGATTTAGAGTTAGCAGTATTAGAGGGAGGGAAAGTAAATGTTTGAGATATTAAAACAAAGATATGAAAGAAATTTTGTCAGAAAAGACCAGTTACAAAGATATGTTACATTAGGGAAAATCACACAGAAGCAGTATTGTGAAATTGTGGGAGAAAAAGAACAACAGAAAATTGAACAAGAAGTTTAAAAGAGTTTTAAAAAGCGTTTAAAAGCCTTTTCACTCTTTTTTTATTGAGATTTTTTGATACTTTGATTTTTTTAGTATGAAGGGAGAGAGGAGGGAAAATTATGCAGTGGGAAGTAGTAACAGTAATTATTGCATTGGTGGGACTGTTAGCAACTGTGACAAAGCCGATTATGACATTAACAAGAACAATTACAAAATTGAATGACACTTGTCAAAGTTTAGAGGAACGAATGGAAAAGTTTGAAAACCATAATCATGATAGCCATGTCAAGATTTGGGCACATAATGACAAGCAAGATGAACAGTTAGCAGAACACGAAAATAGAATTAGTTTGTTAGAAGAAAGGAAGGGATAATATGAGAATTAACTGGAAAGTGAGGGCAAAAAATCCATATTTCTGGTTTGGCTTGGTTGCGATTATATTGGTAGCTGTTGGGGCAAAACCAGAAATGTTTACAAGCTGGGCGATATTAGCTGAGCAGGTGAAAAATTTATTGAGTAATCCTTTTGCACTAGGTTGTGTGGTAGTTGCAGTGGTAGGCTATATCAATGACCCTACTACACAAGGTATTACAGATAGTAAACAGGCATTACAGTACAATAAACCAAAAAAGGATTGAGGTGGTAAATATGGAAATAAAACAGGTATTAGCACATCAAAGTAATTACAATAAAGGTAGAAAACAAGCTATACAATACATTGTAGTACACTATACTGCCAACAATGGAGATACAGCACAAGGAAATGGGAAATATTTTAGTCAGCCAAATCGAAATGCTTCTGCTCATTACTTTATAGATGAGTGTAATGTAGTACAGAGTGTACTTGATACAGATACAGCTTGGCATTGTGGAGCGAAAATCTACAAGCACAATCAATGCCGAAATGATAATAGTATTGGGGTAGAAATGTGCAGTGAAAAAGACCAAAACGGACAATATTACATAAACGAGCAAACACAAAATACAGCAATTGAAGTAGTTAAAATACTTATGGCAAAATATCATATACCAGTTGAAAATGTGATTAGGCATTATGATGTGACTGGAAAAATTTGCCCAGAACCTTTTGTAAGAAATCAAGTACAATGGCTGAATTTTAAAAAGAGATTGACAGAAAATGTGGAAAAGGTGGAAAATAAAATGTCCTGTAAAATATACAAAAATATAGAAGAAGTACCAAAATATAGTAGAAAAACAATTCAGAAAGTAATAGATAAAAAAATATTGGTTGGAGATGAAAAAGGAAATTTGAATTTGTGTGAGGGTATGTTAAGAATGTATGTGTCCCATAACAGAATGGGATTATATGATAGATAAAAAGGGAACTTCCCTTTTTTTATTTTAGGAGGTGTTTTTATGGATAGCTTCATAGCTTGGATTGGTGGTAAAAAATTGCTTAGAAAAGAAATTGTAAAAAAATTTCCAGAAAATATAGACAGATATGTTGAAGTGTTTGGTGGTGCAGCTTGGGTATTGTTTTATAAAGAGAAATATGCAAAACAAGAAGTTTACAATGATGTAAATAGTGATTTAGTGAATTTATTTCGTTGCGTAAAACATCACCCAAATGCCATGATAGAAGAATTAAAATTTACACTAAATGCAAGAGAAACTTTTGATACTTTGAAAGAAAACAAAAATAGAACAGATTTCACAGATATTCAAAGAGCAGCAATGTTTTACTATCTGGTGAAAACCTCTTATGGTGCAACTTTAAGGCAATATGGTGTGAATTACAGAAATCCTTATTTTCTTCTAAAAAATATAGAAGCAATCGCTCAAAGGTTAGCAAAGGTAGTAATAGAAAATAAGGATTTTCATGAAATACTAACAAAATATGATAAAGAAGGAACATTGTTTTATTGTGACCCTCCCTATTATAAAACAGAAAAGTACTATAATATAGATACTGTTGCTTTTAGTAAGGAACAGCATATTGTTTTAAGAGATATGCTTTCTAATATAAAAGGCAAATTTGTACTTAGTTATAATGAGGACGAATTTATAAGAAACTTGTATCAAGGATTTTATATACAAGAAGTAGAAAGAAGTAATAATTTGTCACTCAGAAATGGAAAAAAAGAAGTATATAAAGAACTGATTATTACAAATTTTTAAAGCTTTCTATAGGAATGAAATCAAGAGAAATTTTAAAAGGCTTTTAACTGGTCTTTAACTAACGTTTAACAGTGGTTTAACTGAAGTTTTTAAAATTAAAAAAAATCTACAATAAAAAACGAGTGAAAAATAGTTTATTTTTTGCTCGTTTTTTTCTTTAAAAAATTGCCATTCTTTCTGCAACTTTTTGCCATTCTTTTTGCCCCCTTACATTTGTACGATTATTGACTACGAAAAAGAACAGGGGATAATAAATAATACAAAAGAGGTAGTAAAAGCGGAAAATGTAAAGTGTAGATTGAGTTACAAAAGCGATAGTCAAGGGGAACAGACTGACAAAACAGCAGAGCAAAATCAAATAATAAAGCTGTTTTTACCGCCCGAAATTGAAATTGAAGAAGGTTGCAAAGTAATTGTGACGCAAGAGGGTGAGACGAATACTTTTTTGTGTGCAGGAAAACCGCTAGTATATGGTAGTCACAAAGAAGTTGTATTAGAAATAGAAAAGAGGCATGCTTAATGGCTAACTGGGGACAAGTGGACTTTTCGGGATTGGTGGAATTAAGGGACAAAATTGAAAATTTGCAGGAATTTTTAGATGATTTTTACATCTATGCCACAAAGGAAATTGCTCAAATTATTGTAAATAAGGCAATATCTAAAACGCCAGTTGATACAGAATATTTAGCGAAGCATTGGACTACAGGGGAGTTTAAAAAAGAAGGCGATTGCTATACTATAGAAGTTATCAATCCTGTAGAATATGCGGAATTTGTGGAATTTGGACACAGAAAAAGAAATGACAAGGGTTGGGTAGAAGGAAAATTCATGTTGACAATAGCAGAAAGAGATGTACAAAGAGATTTAGAAAATATTATAATGGAAAAATTGAAAAAGTTTGTAGCGGAGGCGTTGCAATAATGGTAAATCAGTTGATGATGGCAATCGCTAGAGCAATAAAAGAAGAATTTCCACAATGTGACATATTTACAGAAAAATTAGAGCAAGGATTTAAAAGTCCTTGCTTTTTTGTTTTGTGCATTAGTCAGAAAGAACACGATAGATTTGATAGACGCTTTTGGGCAGAACATACCTTTTGTGTATCCTATTTTCCACAACATGGTAATGCAGAATGTTGGGAAGTACAGTCAAAGCTACATAGATTGTTAGAGTTTATTACTCTTGACGACGGCTCACTTATAAGAGGCACAAACAGAAAAGGGGAAATTCATGACGATGTGCTTCATTTCTTTGTAGATTATGACTTTTATATGAAAAAACAAAAGCCAGATGAGGAATATATGGAGGTGTTAGAAGTATATGAAAAAACAAGAAAAAAATAGTCAAGAAAAACAAGATATGAAAAAACAGAAATTGTATACAAAAGATGTTGTGTTGAAAAGTAAAAGATTTTTGGAATATAGAGATATTTTGAATGTGAAACTGAATGAACACAAGCTGTATACTATGAAAGAATTGGAAAATATTGTAAAAGAAATACAATAAAAAAGAAGGGAGTAATGATTATGGCTTTAGGCGGTGGCACTTTTACAGTGCAAAATAAAGTATTACCTGGTACATACATCAATTTTGTGTCGGCGGCAAATGCTTCTACAACATTGTCTGATAGAGGTGTTGTTGCAATGCCTTTTGTGGCAGATTGGGGCAAAGAAAATGAAGTCATAGAAGTGACAAGTGAGGATTTTTTTAAAAATGCTACAAAACTATTCGGCTATGACTGTACACACCCACAAATGCAGATGTTCAGAGAAATATTCAAAAATGCAAAAAAAATGTATGGATATAGATTGAATAGCGGTGCAATAAAAGCTAAAAATGACATGGCGGAAGCAGTATGTGGCGGTGTAAGAGGTAATGACATTACAATAGTAGTAGAAAATGATGTCGACAACGAAAATGGTTTTATTGTGAAAACGCTTTTAGAAAATGTAGAACAAGACAGACAGGCGGTGACATCTGCAAAAGATTTGATAAATAATGATTTTGTGGTATTTAAGAAAGATGTAACTTTAGAAGCTACTGCAGGTATGCCACTCACAGGCGGTACAGATGGTGAAGGCAGAACACCTCAAAATTATCAAAAGTTTTTAGAGAAAATAGAAAAATACAGCTTTCATGCCTTAGGCTGTAATGATGAAAAGAAAGAAATAGTTAATTTGTTTATTGCCTTCACAAAGCGTATGAGGGAAGAATGTGGCGTCAAATTTCAAACGGTGGTATACAGGGCGGAAAATGCAGACTATGAGGGCGTAATATCTCTTGAGAATAAGCTGTTGAATGTAGATAAAAATGTGTTTGGGGAGTTTTCTCTTGTGTATTGGCTTACTGGGGCAGTGGCAGGTTGTGCCGTGCAAAGCAGTTTGACAAATAAAATCTATGATGGAGAATACGATGTTGATACTGACTACACACAAAGACAACTAGAACAAGCGATTGAAAGTGGCAAGCTAATATTCCACAAAGTCGGTGACAATGTTTGTATACTCAAAGACATCAACAGTCTTGTGACGCTCACAAAAGAGAAAAACCAGTATTTTCAAAGCAATCAAGTCATTAGAGTGCTTGACCAGATAGGCAATGATATTGCTAGTATATTCAATAGTAAATATCTGGGGAAAGTACAGAATAATTATGCAGGTCGCATTGCTTTCTGGAATGATATTGTAGATTTTTACCAAAAATTGCAAAGAATAGAAGCGATTACTGATTTTAATGCGGAAGATATTGTTGTAGAACAAGGAGAAAGCAAAGAAAGCGTTGAAGTAACAACATATGTCACACCAGTACAGTCTATGGAAAAATTGTATATGACAGTGATAGTAAGATAGAGATATTAGGGACTTTGTCCCTAATACCCTACAAGCTTTTTGAAAAAAGCTTGACAAAAACTTTTTGAGAAAAACTGGCGTTTTTCTATATTTTTTTAGCGAAACATACGTTTCGCTTTGAAAGTTATTTGTTTCTTTCTTTCAAGGCTCACCGCCAAGATAGGCGGACGCCGCTAGGTGGCTTTTGCGTAGCAAAAGTGATAAAAAGAAAGAGGTTGTTAAGGTTTTAATAGAAAGGAGAATAAATATGGCTTTTCATACAATGCGTGCAAAGGATAGTATAGCAGGTAGTAGCGGAGAATGTTATGTTTTGATTGATGGTAGACGTATCAATTTTATGTCCGCTGTAAAAGTAGAAGCAACCGTTGAAAAAATAAAAGTAGAAGTGCCTATATTGGGGCAAAGAATGAAGGGTAACAAAACAGTAGGTGCAAAAGGTACCGGTACGGCTACATTTCATTACAATACTTCAATATTCAGAAAAGCTATGAAACACTTTGCCGATACAGGGAAAGATATGTATTTTGATATGATAGTGACAAATGACGACCCTACCAGTGCCGCAGGCAGACAGACCACAATATTAAAAGGCTGTAATTTAAACAAAACCATTGTAGCAAAAGTAGATGCCAACAATAACAATTATTTAGAGGAAGAAATTGACTTTACATTTGAGGGCTGGGATTTACCAGAAGAGTTTAACGAATTAGAAGGAATGTGACTATGAATGAACATATTTGCAATATATTAAATTGTTTTTTAGGTTGCATTTTAGGTCGTTTTATAGGTATGGAAATAAGGAATTTGATAAGGAGGAAGCATATGAGCAGTTTAGAAGCTTTTTTAAATCCAATAGAAAAAGGAAATAAGAAAGTTGTAGTTAGTAATAGGTTTGTAGAAAATGGCAAGCCAGTGGAATGGGAAATTAGAGTGCTTACAGCGGAAGAAAGCAATAAAATTATGAAATCTAGTATTATTAAAACAACTGAAAAAGGTGGAATACAACAAAGGGATTACGATGAAGTATTGTTTTTATCTAAAGCAGTAGCGACAAGTGTAGTTTATCCAGACTTGCAAAATGCAAAGTTGCAAGATGCCTATAATGCTATGGGTAGTGAGGATTTACTACAAAAAATGTTGACTATAACAGAATATAACAGATTGGTTGGTTTTGTAACACACATAAATGATGTGGATAAAACAGTGAATGAATTGTTTGATGAAGCAAAAAACTGATAAAAGAGGGTGACTGGGAAAGTGCATTAGCATGCCATTGTTTGCTTAAACTGAACCTTTTGCCCTCTCAATTTATGAAATTGTCTAAAAGAGAAAAGTTGTTTTTATTTGCTTGTTTTAAGGTAGAAGCAGAAGAAATAAAAGAATTACAAAAAAAAATATCACAAAAATGAGGGAGTGAAGGCATGAGTGTCATAGACGAAGTGCTTGCTTATGTAGATAGGCAAATTGGCAAAAGCTACAGTCAAGCTAACAGATATGGGGCAAACAGTTTTGATTGTTCCAGTTTGATATATAGGGCATTTGACGCCGCTGGGGTGAAGCTGGTACACAAAGATACGGGCGGTAAAGTAGATGTGAGTAGTACAGAATGTTATGCAAAAGGTTTTGAACTACTGTATCCTGACAGCTATGCTAAAATTGGTAAAAATTTGCCTTCCCCTTCTAGTATTGTGGATAAATACCAAGCGGGAGACATTATTTTTTGCTGTACAGATAGTTCCACAGCAAGACCTAATAAAATCACTCACGTTATGATAGTCAATCAGTATGGCGGTATTACCCATGCCGCAAACCCTCGTGACGGCGTTGGTAAAGTAGGTAAAAATACCTATTCTACTAAAGTTTGTGCTTTGTTGAGGTATAAAGGGGAAGGGTATACGGGTGGTAGCGGTGCATCTGGTAATGATGGAACTAGTTCAGAAAGCGATAACAAAGAAATTACATCAATACAAATTGTGTATGGTGCAGACAATAAACCTGTTGCAAAGGCAAATGACGAATTAAAAGGTGTTAGAAACTTAACTGATAATGCTTATGAAGTTTTAATTGAACACAAGGGCGAAGTACAAATTCCTATTGTATGTGAAAGTGTTACTGTTGAACTAAATAGACGAAGTACCGCAGGAAAATTACAGTGTAAAGTGCTTAAAGATGATAAATTAGACTTTCAAGAAGGCGACGCTATCAGTTTGCAGGTGAACGGTACGCCTTATTTTTATGGCTATATTTTCCAAAAATCAAGACGTGTTCGTACCGTGGCACTGCGTTCGCAAGATAGGCGAAGACGTAATACTCGTTTCGCTCACCATGGAAGCCGACGGCTCGCTTTCCTGCGGGCACCGTCCGCCTCCGCCGCCGCGCCCCAAGCCGCCCAAAGACTGCAAGCACGGCGGAGGGTATGAAAGTTGCGGTTGCGGCGATAATACTTTCCGAGAGGAAACGAGGTGCGACGACTCCGTTCCGCCGCACCCCAACTGCGACAATCGCTGCGAAAAGTGCATGCTGTTCGACTGCTCGCGCCGCTGGGGCACGGCATGATAAACTGTTGACCAAAAAATACAAAAAATAACAAATCGGCGATATTGACAGTATCGCTTTTTTGTGTTATAATAATCGGGCGGCATTATGAAAAAAGCCGCATACTAAGCGAAGGATAAACATATCATGAAATGTATCTATTGCGGTAACGCGGAAAGCAAGGTCGTAGACTCACGCTCTACCGACGACGGCAACAGCATACGCCGCCGCCGCGAGTGTCTGCAATGCGGCAAGCG